CTATGAGTTATTTCAAGAAGATGTCCAGATTGCGATTAATGGATGTGAGCAGATTTACGATAATTGGGAAGAACTCCCCCAAGAAGTTCAACACATTTTAGTTAACATGTGTTTTCAGCTTGGGCAGAGGGGATTAAGTAAATTCAAGAATCTTAAAGTGGCTATCGAAGACTATCAGTATCAAAGGGCTTCTGAAGAGATGATGGATTCGCGCTGGGCGGGTCAAACACCAGAACGCGCCGAAAGGTTAAAATCAAGAATGTTAGCTTTAGCAGGGGCCTAAATGACTTTACAAAAACTAAGTCTAAGTCCCGGAGTCAATCGGGAGAAAACTAGTTATAGTAATGAGAACTCTTGGTATGAATGCGACAAAGTGCGGTTCAGACAGGGGTTTGCAGAACGTATTGGTGGTTGGATGCGTATATCAAATAACACGTTCTTGGGTATATGTAGGTCACTTTTTAATTGGGTAACTCTTGGTGGGGCAAACTATTTAGGGGTAGGTACACATTTAAAGTTCTACATAAGCCAAGGTGGGGCTTATTACGATGTTACCCCCCTTAGAGCTACTACTTCTGCAGGAGATGTAACGTTTGCTGCTACCAATGGGTCATCTACCATTACTATAACAGATACAGATCATGGGGCCTTAATAAATGATTTTGTTACCTTTTCTGGCGCAGCTAGTCTTGGGGGCAATATTATTGCAGCGGTATTGAACCAAGAGTACCAAATAGCTTACGTCACTAATGCAAACACTTACACTATTACGGCAAAAGATACAGATGGCGATACGGTTACTGCAAATTCCAGTGATAGTGGTAGTGGCGGAGGTTCTGTTGTTGGTGCATACCAGATTAATGTCGGGTATGACATAGCAGTACCGATTATAGGTTGGAGTGGTGGTACGTGGGGCGGTGGTACTTGGGGTATAGGTGTTGCTACAGTTTCGTCTTTACGTCTGTGGAGTCAGTCTACATTTGGCGAAGACCTTGTATTCGCCTCTCGTGGGGGAGCGGTGTATTACTGGGATTCTTCTACAGACACTAGTACTAGAGGAGTTTTCGTATCTAGTTTAAGCAGCGCATCTGATGTACCGACAGTCACAAATACTGTGCTTGTTTCAGATGTTAGTCGTTTTGTATTCTGTTTTGGGGCAAATGCAATAAACACGACAGTACAAGATCCTTTGCTTATTCGGTGGTCAGATCAAGAAAGTATTGTTAATTGGACTCCTGCAGCAACTAATCAAGCAGGAAGCTTACGGCTTTCACAAGGGAGTTCTATTATAGCCGCTGGTCAAGCACGGCAAGAAATATTGGTATGGACAGATTCTTCCTTGTATGCCCTTCAGTATGTTGGGGCACCTATAGTTTGGAGTTCTCAACTGGTTGGGCAACATACTTCTATTGCATCCCAAAATGCCGTAGGTTATGCCGATGGGGTTTCCTATTGGATGGGTAATGATAAATTTTATAGCTATGATGGTGGAATCCGGCAATTACGGTGTGATCTTCGGCGGCATGTGTTTAATGATATTAATATCTCTCAAATGGAGCAGGTATTTGCTGGAACTGTAGAATCTTTCCATGAAATATGGTGGTTCTATTGCTCTGCCAGTAGTACTACGATTGATAAGTACATAGTGTACAACTACCAACAGGATATATGGTACTACGGCACACTAACGAGAACCGCGTGGCTAGATTCAGGGCTACAGGATTTTCCTCTAGCTGCCACCTACAGTAACAACCTAGTAGAGCATGAAAATGGAGTGGATGATAACGAGACAACTACTTCTACAGCTATATCCGCTAACATAACTTCCGCTCAATTTGATATAGATGACGGCGACAGGTTTGCTTTTGTGAATCGTGTTGTACCGGACATTACTTTTGATGGGTCTACCGCAGATAACCCCAGTGCTACTCTAAGCTTGATCCCCTACAATAGCTCAGGTTCAGGTATTAGTGATCCTACCTCCCAAGGTGGTAGTGATAGCGGTGCAATTACAAGGTCTGCAACGGTTCCTGTAGAAAAGTACACAGACCGTTTAGATATAAGAATCAGGGCCAGACAGATGTCCTTAAAGATAGAGTCTTCGGGTGCAGGAGTTATCTGGCAGTTAGGTTCCCCCAGAATTGATATTCGTGCAGATGGGAGGCGGTAATGGCAGTAGATAACACAGACTATAATGTAATCTTTAAAGCACCAGCCCTACCGCTTCCTCCTATGGAGTACGACCAAGCCTATTTTAATAGACTAAATAATGTATTTAGGTTGTATTTTAACCAAGTAGACCAAGCTTTTCGTAGCGATAAACTCATCAATCAAGCTGAAGCTACAAGCTGGTTTATAAGCTAATGGCTAATACTTACGTTAACGCAAAAGTAGATTTAACTGGGACTAGTGTCACTACACTATACACCTGTGCGGCGTTAACCACGGGTATAGTGAAATCAATATTAGTTTCTGAAGACTCTGGTAACGCCGATACGCTAACGGTAACCCTTACTAATGCTTCCAGCGCAGTATTTAGTCTATTTAAAGTAAAGAGTGTTAGTGCTAATGCCACGCTGGAATTACTCAGCGCCCCCCTTGTCGTTCAGGCAGGGGAGATATTGAAGGTAACCGCAGCTACAGCCGACCGACTGCATGTCGTAGCAAGCATACTGGAGATTACGTAATGGGTATGTTTGGTGGCATAGCTGGTTTAGATTGGGGGAACGATGTCGCTGGCCCCGACCGAGTGTTGCAAGCAGCAAGAGACTACCGACAACGCGCCGACGAAGCATACGCAAAACAGAACCCGGGGTGGGTGCCGGGTGCGAGTGTCGACCCGACTTCGACCTCGGGACAGCCGCAAGGCGGAAGTGTTAGATGTCAATAGTTGATATTATAAATAGCAGACGGCAACCCGTGAGAAAGTTTTTTGGTGGTGGGGATGCAGAGGCAGGTGGTGATGCCGGGGGCATCCCCGAAATAACGGTAACTGCTCCACGAATCAATCCTTCTTTCGGCGCACGAATCGGTCAACTTGGCGTGGGTAATGTAGTTGGTAATCTTGGGATGAACATTTTAGGTGCCATTCGGGATTTCCAAATTGCTGGAATGTCTGACGCACAAATTAACGAACAATTAGAAAAATTATATAAGGAAAACCCAGAGGCTAAAGAAGCGTATGACCGAGTGTTGCAAGCAGCAAGAGACTACCAACGACGCGCCGACGAAGCATACGCAAAACAGAACCCGGGGTGGGTGCCGGGTGCGAGTGTCGACTCGGATAACGGGGGTGGTGGCCCCCTGACACTAGACCCGCCAGTGTATGAGCCGGGTATTGATCAGGACTTCGCGGATTACGAAAAAAAGAGTAAAAAAGATTATCAGGACTCGTTAAACCAGACGGCGCAGCGGTTAAAAGAAGTTCAGACAATGTTCGAGGGCCAGTTACAGGCCGCCGAGGTTGGGGTTTTTAATGCGGCGTTGAAGCAGGTACGGGATCAGATTCTCTCCGGCGCGGATACTATCGACAACCCATTGCTGGTTGGGCCGACCAGTGCCGTGACAAATGTCGAAGCGGCGTTTCCTTCTTACTACAATTATTTTAACAATATGTTTGGGGATAATTCAAGCCTCTCCGCTGCAGAAATTGCCTCTGCACTTGGGATAACTGTTGAAGATCCTGCTCCTGCACCAGCCCCCGCCCCGACACCTGCACCGACACCTGCGCCACCATCCGGCCAGCCGAATAACACAACCGACGAATACATTACCGTCGACATCTTGGGTACGCCCACAAAGATACCCAACCCGTTTTATGAACCACCACCTGCGCCACCACCTGCGCCACCGCCAGCACCACCGCCAGCACCACCACCTGCGCCACCACCTGCGCCGCCACCTGCGCCGCCACCTGCGCCACCACCTGCGCCACCACCTGTTCCTCCGACCACTGTTCCTCCGGCTCCAGCCCCTGACCCTACTGGTGAAATACCGCTAACTCCAGAGCAAGAAGCAAGAAAACAAGAGATATATGACGGTACTGCAAGTGGCGAAATAGATGTCACTACTCTTACTGAGGAAGAGCTAGAAACATTAGGTATAGACCCTGCGGATCTTAAACCCTCGCTTACAACCCAGATGAAAGAACGTCTTGGGGATGTGGGGCAAAAAATAAAAGACTTTCTTGGAGGTATTTGGACGGGAGTTACAACTCCTGTAGACGATATACTAAAAGACGTTATCAATCAGGGGTTAGGTACCAGCATTAGTATTGTACATAACTGTGAGTTAGGTACTGGATGCAAATGGCAGTTTAAGGTACTTATCGGGGTGCCTATTCCGGGCTTAACAGGGGAAGGACTTACAATAGATATAACCGATGAAACAGGGAATATTGTTTTAGACGATAAGGCAAGAGAAGCAATTAAAGGAGTTTATGATAAAGCAAAAATTTATATAACTGAAACGTTACCCGCGCAGATTGAGGACGTACTTGAAACGATACGTGGGGAAATCGAAGCAGAAGGTGGAGAGGTAGAGTCTGCTGAACAAGACGAAGAAGGCAATATAATAATACGGATTATAAACGCAGCGGGCGAGTTAGTTACGAAGATACTATCGCCCCTAGAAATATTGGGGGTTCCAACTGGAAGTCGTGCGATAGGTTCAGCGGTAGGTAAATCGTTATCTCTATTCGGTATAGCTGCACTTTTAAGTAGGGATAGGGGTGGTAGTGGGGGTGGTCTAAAAGGAGTTGGTAAGATAGGCACGTTTGGAACTGATCCTTCTCCTGATCCTTCTCCTGATCCTCCGAGTGATGTTCCTCCGACCACTGATCCTTTTGTAAGTGAACCTACAGACGGCGAACCTACAGACGGTGAACCTACAGACGGTGAACCTACAGACGGCGAACCTACAGACGGTGAACCTACAGACGGCGAACCTACAGACGGCGAACCTACAGACGGTGAACCTACAGACGGCGAACCTACAGACGGTGAACCTACAGACGGTGAACCTACAGACGGTGAACCTACAGACGGTGAACCTACAGACGGTGAACCTACAGACGGCGAACCTACAGACGGTGAACCTACAGACGGTGAACCTACAGACGGTGAACCTACAGACGGCGAACCTACAGACGGCGAACCTACAGACGGTGAACCTACAGACGGTGCCCCTGCTGATGGTGCCCCTGCTGATGGTGCCCCTGCTGATGGTGCCCCTGCTGATGGTGCCCCTGCTGATGGTGCCCCTGCTGATGGTGCCCCTGCTGATGGTACTCCGGGTGAAGAACCTTTCACTGGTGAGACCTTTCCAGATGATAGACCTCCGGGTAAGGAGCCTTTTACAGGAGTTTCACCTCCCCCTGATACCCCTCCGGGTGGTACTGATAGCAAGAACGCCCTCTTTACCTCTACTGGGTCTCTCAGATCCAGCGCCCCTCCAACAGAAGAAGAAGAGGAAGAATCCGAGAAGCTTTACTTTGCTGTAATGGAGAATTTGTACAACCCTCTTAACGTAGTAGCAAACCCGAGAGTTAGAAAAGGCTATAAGGGGACTGGGATAGCCGCCCTTGGGGTACGGGATGCGGGGTTAGATTTAATGAATAAATATGCGGTTGCGACAGCCAGAGAAGTGCAGGAAGATCTAAATAAAATAGGTAGACGGGCAAGAAATATAGGGAAATTAGAAACTCAACAGCAAATGTACGCCGCCAGAGGTGGCCTTGTACGGTCTAGTTTTCCTGCTAGACTAAATCAGATTATGAGGTATAGATAGCGTGTGGAATTGGAAGGATGATAGCGGAAAAATAGGCGCTCTCGGTGCAGGAGTAGGGTACCTTTTAGGGAGTAGAAGCTCGGATGCCCCGGGGGAAGGGGTAAAACTGGGGTATCAGGGGGAAATACCGGACTACAGTCTTGTCCGAGAACAAGTGCTGGATGCCCATGACCCTAGTATGCCCCCGGGAGCAAGAGGCAAAAGGTACTTTTCTGACTTCCGTTACATGCCTATGGGGAACGAAAGTGCTCTGGCAGGTATTGCTGGGGTTAGGCAAGATCTTTTTGACCAAGCAAATGTTGGCCCTGACAGTCTACGAGCGAGAAATTACGCCAGACAAGGGGTATCAGATAGGCTCCCTGACCTAGGTGATAGAGGCCCAACAGGTATAAATACTGTAGTTGGAGCGCCATTTGATTATTCGCAAAGGGGTTTAGCTAGGGAAGAGGCTAGAACTTATACAATGGCGGATGTTGATGACCCTAGTAAAACCCAGTATTTCCGTGATGGTACTGTGTACATACCTGATTATGGATTCGTAAATGTTAGTGACGCTGCATCTATAGCTGGTCTTACCCATTATCTTGCCCCTGCTTTCGAACCGCAGGAAGCACCACCCGCCGCAGGAGGAGAACCACCCGCAGGAGAAGAACCATCCGCTGCTGATCTCATTGCAAATGGTGCTGCTACTATTGATGACCCCACTGGTAGAGCATTTACTGCGGCAGACCAGCAAGCCTTGGTTGCTGCTGGATATACGTGGGATAGTACTACAGGTGTTTGGACTTTAGGTACAGGAACTACTACTGATCCCGCTGCTGATCCCGAAGGAAAGGCCCAAGGTGGTTTAGTGTCTCTGATGGGGGGAGGGTACTTGTCAGGTGCTACAGATGGTATGGCTGACAGGTTGAATACAACCATAGACAATACCCAACCCGCTGCGTTAAGTGATGGGGAATTTGTTGTCGCTGCTGATGTGGTCAGTCACTTAGGTAACGGTAACTCAGGTGCAGGTGCAGAACAGCTATACGCTATGATGGATGAGATACGCATGGATAGAACAGGCACTAAAAATCAAGGCAGGCAGATTAACCCAAATCAGTACATGCCTAGAGGAGTCGCGTAATGGCTACTCATGGAACCCCCGGATACCAATTTACAATGCCCGATCCTACTAATCTTGGGTATGAATCAAATCTATCTGGCTACATTGGGCCTTATGTTACCGATATGCTGGGTCGAGGTAGAGCCGCTGCCTCACAACCTTATACTGCGTATACGGGGCCGCTTACTGCAGGGACACCAGAGATACAACAACAGGCGTATACCGGGATTGCAGGGCTAACTGCGCCTACTGATATGGGGGCTTATGCTCCCGGTTCAGTTACAGATGCAGGGTTCGATATAAGTAGTTACATGAACCCCTACCTAACTGGTGCGTTGCAGCCTCAGATAAATGAAATAAACAGGCAGTCAGACATATCACGTATGGCGAATGCACAGAGGTTAACTGGTGCAGGAGCCTATGGGGGTTCTCGACAGGCCATAATGGATGCGGAACTTGACCGTAATACGCTTCAACAAGTAGCTGACGTTACAGGAACAGGATACGCCACTGCTTATGACAAGGGTCTGGCGCAATATAACAAAGAACAGGATGTGCAAAGATTAGCGCAAGATCTTAGTAATCAATATGGGTTCGATGTATTTGGGGCGCAGGAAAGAGCAGGTATTGCCCAAAGGGGTATATTGGGAGAAGGTATGAAAGCGGATTACGGGCAATTCATTGAAGAAAGAGATTACCCGATGAAAACCGCTCAGTACATGCAGTCTCTGCTACAAGAACTACCTTTAGAAACTCAACAGCAAATGTACGCCGCTCCTAATGAGGTTGCTTCAGGTCTGGGTACTGCAGGTGGCATTCTAGGCTTACTCAAAGGGATATTTACCTAACAGGATAACGATATGGCTACCGCAAACCCATTTAGTACCCCACAAAGCATGGTTCCTACAAACCCGAGCGATCCTTTGTCACAGCAGTTAAATGTCATGAATGATGCTTTCAAAAAGAACCCTGCTGTAGCTCAGAAAATGGCAGAAATACCAGCCGAAACGATAGAAACGCTCGTTGCAAAAAGAGTTGTGAATGAGTTTGCTAAACAAAAACGTCAGTTACAGGAAGAAACGTTTATAGGCCGTACTGGTAATCCGAACAGAACAGTAAATGATGACTTAAAAATGAAAGGTGTGCAGTTATCACAAGACCTTACTAATTTAGAGTTGGATAGGGCCACAGCCGCAGGTGATTTTGGGCGGCAACAAGAGATGCAGAAGCAAAACGCATTAAGCAAGTTAGGTAGACCTGCTGGTGGTGGTATAGGGGCTATTCTTAATAACCCTAATGCTGCCCCTGCCTCTACGAGGGGAGGAGTACCTAGAGGAGGATTACCTGCCCTAGCTGCAAATAACATGAGGAATATGCCCCCCGGAGGTATCGCTCCGCCGATGGCGCGGGGTGCCCGTGGTGGGCTGGTTACTTTTCAGGAAGCGGGTTTAGTAGAAGGAGAAGAGTCTCAGGATTGGAGTATGCTTGAAGAGCATGTTAAAGCTCTTGAGATAGACGAAGCTAAGCTAAGAAACGCGTCCCCAGAGGTACAAGAGCTTTATATAGGGGCTATCAATGCTGCTATAGAGAGAAAGAGGAAGACAGGTCGCGCTGGTCTAAGCCAAAGTGATTTTTCGCTTGCTCTCCGTGGCGGGCTGCATATGCCAATAACTGGAACATCTCGAACAGAAGTTAGAGACAGGAAGGCTTACGAGAAGGCTCTGGAAACTGGAGGGGGGCACCTTAGAGGCGCAGATATAGAAAGGGATTGGGACGATAAGACAAAAGCAGCACGAAAGCGTATTGACGC